TCATGCAGGTAATTCAACTGCAGGTAACAGAGTTATTTCAACATATGGAGTTGCTACATTAATGAAAGTTGACACTGATACATGGTTTATTAGCGGCACTGGAGTAAGTTAAATGGCTGGCGCAATGATGATGGCGCAAATGTCTTGGCATAGTGCTGAATTATTAACCGCAGAAAATCTTAACCCTGATGTCTGGGTTGACTTCGGTGATGCATCTTCATACACTCTAGCAGGGAGCAACATCACTGCTTTAACAGATAATTATTAGTACTGGAAACGGTCCTTATGCAAGTAGTGGAAATCATTATGCCGCAGGCATTTTTCAGTTTAACGTGACCACTAGTACAAGAGATAGTTTTTGGAGTGCTGATGCAGGACTAACATATGCCCTCAGCAGTAGTAATGCTAGTAGCAGTTGGCCAGGCGAAATTGATTATGATGGATCTAATCAAATTTCATCTGGTAAAGCAAAACAAGACTTTACAGTACCAATTTCAATAAACACTTGGGCTATAGTTTCTACAACCTTCAATAAAACAGGTAATGAAATCTTTGGTAGAATAAACGGGGCAGTTGCATCAGCAGGTGATCCATATAGTAACTCTATGAGTTCTACAGCAGACTTTAGATTAATGCGTAACAGAGCCTCTGTTGAATTGCAAGGTAAAGCCGCTGAATTCTTTTGGGTAGCAGGACCTACAGGTACAGGTGGTACTGATGTCTCTAATGTAGAGAAAGCAGAAGGTTACTTAGCATGGAAGTGGGGACTACAAGGTAATTTACCAGTAAGTCACCCATATAAAAACGCCGCTCCAACAGTATAAAATTTATCCAATAAAAAAGGGCCCGAAAGCCCTTTTTTTGTGGTTGTTGATTCTAATTGAGTATGTTGTTCTTAACTAACCACTGCATTTAACACTGATTCCAGTGTATCAGCATCTTGCTTACCGCGTTCACGGATAGCATCAAGTGACATGGTCACTTTTACTTTACCAGATGTTTTAGAACGATCAGCAATCGCATCAGAGATTGTGGCCTGATCTTCAGGTGATTGAAAAGAAGGATGCGTAAGCATATACTCCAATCCATCTAGTTTAGTCATTGCTTCAGGAAGAGAGATAAACTCGCAACGAGTCGCTCCGCCCTTGCTGAACTGTTTGACACGCCTTACCATGTCATCTGTGAAACGGACTTTTGAATTTCCGTTATGCTCAGTAATACCGATTACTGAAAAGGTTTGAGTTGTCATAATGTTTCTCCTAAAATATAAACTAAGTTTAACTCATTAAAATACATGCAACTCCCATTGCACACTTATTAAGGTAGGGCCGAAACCCTACCAAAATTCTTTACACCCTAGTGGCGTACTCGTTGATTAACTGACTGCCGTACAGTGATTTGAAGATATTACTAGCCTCAAATGCATTTGCCGCAGTGCAGTATACCCTTTGAGGATACCCGTTGATGTTTGCAACTGTCCACCATTCAACTAATGCGTTGCTATAACTACTTGATGCCTGCATTACACTATCTCCAACATTGACAGGGGAACATTATATCGTCCGCCTCTCATATTAACAATTGCTTTTTTGATGTTTACTTTCTCAACAACACCTTGCTCACGTTTGGTTTTTTGAACAACCCAAACTTTATCTCCTACTGAGATTGAACGTTTGGCGTTAGTAACAGACACAGAAACGATAAAAGAACGCAACTCATTTAGTTGTTGCAGATCAAAATGACCTTTACTAATTGCTGACTTGATATCGTCAAGTTTCTGATTGCTAGTTATTGACATAAACTTCTCCTTTGATTTAATTTATACAACTATTATACTAAATTGGGTACCCAATGTCAAGCCTTTTTTCAATATTTTTGACATTTTTTTAGTGCCCATTTTTCGACTACTGGAAGACCAAATTCGTCTTCATCGACACAGACATACGCAACAGTCTTTTTGACCAAACCATATCGGTATGGGGAACCTATTGTGTCACCTACCCAAATCTTGTGAGGGAAGTCCTCGCACCAAGACATTGGATCATCATTGACAGACCACTCAAAGTAGTTGCCACAATCTTTTTCAGTGAAAACGCCAATAGGATTGACGGTGTGCGTATAGAATGACATAAAGAGTCCTTATGCAGGGATTTGAATACGATCAGCAAGAGTGATCTTGCCAGTGTAGCAATCAGCCAGATAGTTGAATTGCTCAATGTAATTGATGTTAGCAGGAATTTCCATGTAGAAATTATCTGCAAGATCCATGTAACAGTCAGCATCAACAAAGTTCCAATTGATAGAACCATCTTCATTGATATTTTCAGCAGTAGTGACTGCTCGGTTGAAGGCTTTTGCTAGTTGAGTATTGATTTGCATAGATTTTCCGTTCCTTTATCGTTTAATATATACATATTATACTGGAATGGGTACCCAATGTCAAGCCTTTTTTGCAAAAAAAGTGAAATTATTTCCTTTTAAAAATCAATAGATTGCATCATTTGTGTAAAAAACATGCCTTCCTACAGTGGCCACATGCGTCATTTTACGTGACCAATGCGGTTTTATGTAGTCTGCATGATAATATCTGGAGTTTTCTAGTCCTTTTACACGATGTCCTTCGCCCATAACTTGACGGGCAATCTCATATGATCTCTCCCAATTAGGACCTTTTGGGCGTGTCCAATGTCGAGACCTGTTATTTGCCCATGAAAACTGATATCTGTCTAGTACTACTTTACATACAGTGTTTGGATATTTGCGACTTGCTACACGATTAAGAGTAACCTGAGCCACAGCATATTTGCCTATATCTGGCTCTATACCTGCTTCATGGAAGATATTTTTTGCTAGACAGAATACGTCTATATCTTCATACACCATATCAGAGTTATCTAAAACTACGACACTAGGTGATAAATCTTCAATGATTGGCTCCGATACTTTAACTGGAATTTCTACAATCACTACCTCTTGAAGAACTGGTTGGGGTGCTGGTGGTTGCTTAATCAGATTTGACACACTGAAGGCCATTAAAACCAAAACACATGCTTGGATTAGGGTCTTTTTCATATTAGTCTCCTTTGCAATAGAGTAATATTATTTACTCAATGCATCAGTTTCATATATTTTACTATAATGGCCTAGTCAAATCAAGTATTAATGGACAGATTTACTGACTTCAGTTAAGCCATGTTCTCTATCAAGGTACTTCCACTCAACTTTGCTAGGATCCATTTGTTCAATCTCATCAAAAATAATATCCATTTCAAATGGACCACATGTATATACATCTAATTGCAAGAGTGCAGGATCAGGCTCGTCCCATACGTGAATTGCAATATGACTTGTTTCGATAACTACTACACCAGTGACTCCGGAGTTACCTGGAATGTCTACATATGCTGTATGCGGACCACTGCATATATTCATACCTATTTTTGATACTAATGATGTTAGCCAGTCTTTTACCCAGTCTGGATCTTTGGGGGCATTGTGTATTTCAGCACGGACTATCAGGTGCTTATGTTCCGGGACTACTTTCTCCATAACTTTACCTTTTGTTTTTAGTTGTTTCTTTTAAAATAATATAGCACAGTTTAGCAACTACAAAATCATATGCTGGCATATTTTTGATTGGAGCCAGTTCAACTATGTCTACTGCTACAATTTTGTTTTGATAACAAATTGTCTTAATTAATTCTATCGTTTCTTCCCATAACAATCCTCCCGGTTCTGGAGTCCCTGTTGCAGGCATAATTGACACATCGAATGCATCAACATCAAACGTTAGATATAATTCCTTTCCTTGTGGTGTAATGTCTCTATGTATTCTATGTTTGTTTTCTTTAATATATTCATGTTCACTTTTACTCATGTTGCGTATACCAAAACTATAAAGATGAGTATCTTCATTTAGTTCCATACATCTACGCATTGCACAAGCATGACTCTGTGGGTTACCTAAATAACTATCTCTTAAATCACAATGAGCATCAAACTGTACAATATCTGTATTGTAATGTTGATATGCATGTGATGTTAGACTATGATCTCCACCTAATGTCATTACAAACTTACCGTCTGCTTTTGCTTGTTTAATAGTTTGACTAAGATTGTTTGTCTTAGACAAAGTATGTATTTTTAAATGCTCAGGGTATGGATATAATTCTACCTCTTGACTTGCATGTATAATTGCTTGAGGACCATATAAGGTACCAGAACCATAGGATATGTTTTCTTCAGTTCCATATGGTACTATGAGAACATTACAGTCCTCATATGAATAAGATTCAACACCTAAGAAATTCATTTTTTATTAACGTATGCATAATTTGCGACAATTGGTAAAATGCTACTTGCTTCTCCATATACCATTTGTGTTGCTTGATCACTAACCTTGCCCCAACTGTTTGCTTCGTCTAATGTACTACTGCTACATGCACCGTCTCTTACATCTGCTACTGTAAACTGTATAGCATATTTGTGCAACGGAACGTCATGCCCTAACATTTCTGCCGCTACTACGATATCTTGTGCAAAGTTTTTTGGAACGCCTCCACCAATCATAAACAGACCTGTACTATTTGCGTTAATCTTTAATTCTGTCAATTCTTTTAAGTCTTGTACACTATCTATAATAACATGGCGTTCGTTTTCAACTTTATGTTTTAATAGACCGAACCCTGCGGCACTATCATTTAGAGCAGGACAAAAGATAGGTACATCTGCTTTGTAACATTCATTTACTAAACTGTTTGGAGTTTTTTCTCCTAATAGATGCAAGAATTCACTAGAACTTTGTGGCTTGGGTTCACCATAATCAGTTGCAATGTCACAAATATATTGATCAACTTTCTTTAAGTCTTCTTCATAGATATAAGTGTCATAGATTCTATCAATGCCCTGTTCCCTTAGTTCATTGTCATCAACTTTTGATGTGCCGATATAATGATGAAAGCCTAGGGCTTCATACAAATCCATATCAATAACACTAGCACCAGTTGCAACTATAATGTCAACCATTTTATATTTGACTAGGTCTCTATATAGTTGAAGACAACCTGCGGCTTGCGTTGATCCTGCAATCGTTAAGATGATTGTACAGTCAGGATCATCTATCATATCTTTATAGATTTGGCAAGCATTGTAAATTTCTCTGGACGAGAAAGATGTGTTCTTTAATGAGTCAACGTAGTCTGTTAAATCTAATTTGGTAATATCAATATGTTCTACTTTTTGGACCTACACATTTTCATGTGCCCAAATCTTTTTTGATGTCTTGCTTTTGTTTCTTTCTAAAACGTTTGTTGTATTGCTGTTTAATCTTTTTTGCAACACCGGAACGAGTTAGATAAACATAATACTTGCGAGCCTTAGTAAGAGCATCAAATTCGTCCCCTCCCTTCATGGGGATCCTTTCTTTTTTCTTAGCCATATTTGTACTCCACAAATGTGTAAAACTTAAAACACAAAAACGAAATGTCTAAGCAATACTCATGCATACTGATAGAAACTGACGGAAGCAAGTAAATAGTTTTTTCGTGCGTCCACTGATTGCTAAATTTATACACCCTTCTTTTGAATGTTTTCATTTTCTTCTCCTAAAGTTGGCAGACGACCAGGGATTTGAACCCCGACTAGAACTTTTGGAGAGTCCCGTGCTACCGTTACACTAGTCGCCTATTTATGGGGAGGGGCAGAGTGACAGGATTTGCATGTCTCAAGCATCCGGTTGAGGCTAGTGTTGTTCTAGCCGTACCCCAAACTGGCCCGCCCTCCAGGATTCGAACCTGGGACCTACTGCTTAGAAGGCAGTTGTTCTATCCACTGAACTAAGAGCGGTTAAACTTTTTGTTTCCTTACGTTGATTGAACTTGGCGCGCCTGGAAGGATTCGAACCTCCGACTTCCTGGTTTTGTTTCCTTACGTTGATTGAACTTGGCGCGCCTGGAAGGATTCGAACCTCCGACTTCCTGGTTCGTAGCCAGGTACTCTATCCAACTGAGTTACAGGCGCGGGCTTGTATTGACTGATTTGATATTCCTTATTACAAAACTTCTCCAACCTTCTGCCTTCATATCAAAAACAGCAAGACTATTTTCAGGATTCTTAATTACCCTTTCTTTCTTGTCTTCGCCTTCTTTGATAACTGGCTTCGGTAAATTGTCAGGATGTAGTGTGCATGTCATTACACGTTCATCGCCGTTGATTTTTGTAAAAGTAACTTCTACAATATCCTTAACGAGTACATCTTTCACTTGTGATCTAAAACTGTTCCATTCTTCATCAGTCCAATTTTGATCCGGAGTCATTATTGTCATAATTAGCCCTTTCTTTGATTTTGTTTTTCAATTAAATCGCACATTCTGTAATATGCGATGAGTTCGTCCCAACTATAAAAGTCCTTTCTGATATGACACCAAAATCTACCTTTTTGCGTTGGCTTTGATTCTTTTACTGCTTCCATTTATTCCTTAAAAAAGAGAGTCTCAAACAGTGTAAATCTTAAGACTTACCTAGCCCTTCAGCGGGCGCCTGACGAGACTCAAATTGTTTGACACAACCCTTAGCAATAGATAGCAATTTAACGTTTTGTGTCATGTGTGATATTATATAACCTAGTGTGAGTTAAATAAAGCATTTTGGGTAGCCTGAACTTTTTTCTCGTTCTGTGGTCCGTTCCCATCTATCATGCCCATTTTTCCACCTTGTGCTACTATTCTATCAACCATATCTTCAAAAGAAATAGGCTTTAAGTCAGTATGCTCAACAGAGACACACAAGAACCTAGGATCAATTTGATCACCTTGCTTAACTCTACCACCATGTAAGTGACCGTGTACGTTGCACCCAAATCTGCCTAACTGATCAACATGTATTGGAATATGTGTAAACACTAAACCGTTAGTTACATGACATCCTCGGACATCTTTGAATACATCAACGTACTTGTTCAACTTCAATTGGTCGTGATTGCCCTTGACAAGTATTTTGATGCCATTCATTTGCTTGACTTTCTCAAGTCCTCTGTTGTTGAAAGCAATATCGCCTAGCATGTAGACTTTATCTGTGGGCTTTACAATCTCATTATGCATTTGAATCATAGCATCTTCCATATCCTGCACGGTATCGTACGGACGACATCTTGTGCCATCCGGATTAGTGAAGTTGATCACATTATTGTGACCAAAATGCAAGTCTGCTGTAAAGAAATGAGACATTTTTCTATCCTTTTTAATCTATATATCATTATACGGCATTTTAACCCAAATGTCAAGCCTTTTTAAAAATTTTTTGCAGTCTAAAAACCTACTAAATATATACATGAACATATTAATACCAGCCGCAGGAAGAGGGTCTCGTTTTAAGGGACACTATGACCAACCTAAAAACTTAATAGACGTTAATGGCGACCCTATGTTGGTAGCGGCCGCTAGAAGTCTAGGACTAGATAGCCCAGACAACAAGTTCATCTTTTTACTACCAGAGGATATGATAAATGATACCCATAGAGATTTGGGTACTCGTTTACAAGATGAGTTCCCTGGTTGTACAGTACTCATTGTTGTAGGTCATACAGAAGGAGCCGCACAAACTGCAATTCAAGCAGTAAACTTTATTGAGAATGATGAAGAATTATTAATTGCAAACTGTGATCAGATTATGCATTGGGATCCTAAATTACGTGATGAAGTATTTGAAAAACTAAGAGAGCATGATGCAGGTATTATTACGGTAGAAAGTGATGATCCAAAACATAGTTTCTTAGATTTAGTATCGGGCACTATCTTTGAAAAAGAACCTCAAGCAGGTAACATGGCACTGACAGGTCTTCATTACTTTAAGAAAGGTAAAGACTTTGTAGTAAGCACTCGTTTAATGATGCAGTCAGGTGTCAAGTCTCAAGGAGAATACTATATAGGTCCTGTATATAACTGGTTTAACGGAGATGCAGGCTTCTATCAAATTATGCCTGATGACATCTCATTCATAGGCACTCCAAAAGACTTAGAAGAATATCTACAAAAGTGATCACCGGGAAATTATCAGACACAACTAGAGGTTGGGTCATTGGTGATTTTGAACCCAGTCTATTAAAAACTAAAGATTTTGAAGTAGGTATCTTAACACATCTTAAAGGTGAGCAATGGCCTGCCCACTATCATAAACAAGGCACAGAGTATAATATTTTAATCAAAGGCAGAATGAATGTCTGCAATACTGAATTAGAAGAAGGCGATACATTTATAATCGAACCCAATGAAGTTGCTGACCCAACATTTTATGAAGACTGTACGATTGTCTGTATTAAAGTGCCCGGCGACTCAAAGGATAAGTACCTTGTATGAACAAATATATTTTTGATGTCGACGGTGTACTCTGCGACACTGGTCAATATATAGACAAAGAGTTTAAAGACTATTTTGAGTGGTGGGCAAGAGATAAAGAATATTATCTAATTACAGGCAGTCATAAAGAAAAAACAATAGATCAAATCGGTAAAGCAATTCCTGATCATCAGCATATCGGCTTTCATTGTATGGGTAATGCGATCTATCCTCCTGCAGGTGGGGAAGTTTTGATTAATGAATTTGAATTTAATGACGAAGAAATGGCTCACTTCTATAGTTTTTGGAGCAGAAGTATATATGATCAAAAACCTGATTTCGATACAGTCATAGAAAAAAGACAAGGTAGTTATAACTTTTCTCTAGCAACTAGAAGCAAAGACAGAAAACTTAGAAGTCATTACATGGACCATGATAAGTTATATAAAGAAAGAGAAAACTTTATCATTCAACTAAATGATAATTTTCCTAGACTTGAAGCATATGCAGGTGGAAGTGTGAGTATTGATATCTGTTTGCGTGGTGCAAACAAAGGTCAAATAATAGAATTGATAGATAATGGAGAAGACAATATCATCTTTTTTTGTGACCAGTATGGCAAGTACGGTATCGATACTCCTCTTGTAACAAAAATAGAGTGGTTACCTGACAATAGAGGCAAAACTTATAAAATAGATAACGGCTACAAAGAAACTTGGGAAATACTAAAAACATTATGAAACTTATAGCACACAGAGGAAACATCAACGGGCCGTCTGCACAAGAAAATCATCCTGATCATATTAAAGAAGCACTGAACTTAGGATTTGATGTAGAAATTGATGTGTGGGTAGTTGATGGAGAGATATTCTATGGACATGATGGGCCTCAGTATAAAGGAACTCTGTTAGATTTAAATAAAAAATGCTGGTTACATTGTAAAAATATAGAAGCATTGCGTTTCTTTGGTGGAATAGAACTAAATGAAACGAATGCATTTTGGCACAACGTTGATGACTATACATTAACTAATAAGAAATATATATGGACTAACATCGGCAGAGATTTAACTGGGCGTAGCATTATGGTTATGCCAGAAGTAGCAGATGAAACATTAAAGAATACATTAAATGTAAACTGTGCAGGTATTTGCAGTGACTACGTACAAAAGATTAAAGTGATGAGAGCATGAGACTAGTAGGCTGTGGAGATAGTTGGTGTTGGGGAGCAGAATTAGTAGACCCTGCTATAGATCCAGAACCAATTATGAATTTACCCGGTGGCGGATTTGAACGACAAAGCATACCAGAGAACATAGAATATAGATTAAAGAATAGATATATTAATCGTTTTGCAGACATGATGAATGCTGATGAACTAATTGATTTAAGTGACCCGTCATTGTCAAACGATTCGATAACTAGAAGATTAATAGAATGGTTGTCTACAGAAGGGTATCTTACAGGTAGAGATACTGCGGACTTATTCATATCTATAGGCTGGACTAGTCCTGAACGTAGAGAATTTTATACTAGAAAGCCATGGCGACATAGTGAGACAGGATTTAATGAGCATTATATTCCTTTTGGTCCCTGGAGTATGGATCAAGACCATGAAGGAGATGAAGATTTAAATCAATTCTTTCGATTATATTTTGATAAGTTTTGGTCAGAGTCTGAGTTTATTCATAGACACATTAATCAAGTTTGGCAGATGTCAAAGATATTAGAAATGTATAACATAAAGTTTATTATGCATCAAGCATTTTATCATCACCATGAAAAGATGATATCTCAATGGGACGATGAAGAATATGAAAAGAACTTTCATAAGATTACCCCAGGTGATAAAGCACTTTGGGAAGCAATAGATAACAAATCATTTATACGAGATACGACAGCATGGCAACATATGCTAACTAAAGGAACTGCTGAAGAAGTTTTTATTATTTTTCATCCTAGTGCTAAAGGACACAAACACTGGGCTGAATATTTATATCAACAATGTATAGAGAGTAAGTTATGGTAATCAAAAAGAAAAGTAAAAAGAATCCACAAGTAGGAGACTTAATATATCACATATGTAAACTCAACGGTAGATTTGAAGGTAAAGTTGTACAGATGTTAGCAATGCAATTTGTTTATGAAACAGTTGATAAGAACAGACGTTTTTGTTTGTTCAGAGAAGATTGGGATTACATAGATGAATTATCGCCCATAAAGAGAAAAACTGTAAAGAAGACTAAAAAGAAAAGACGATGAAGAAAATGAAAAACATTGCTGTAGTGCTGAGAGGACATGTTCGTACATGGCACTTCAATGCGCCAAAAGTATTTGATTTTTATGATGCAATTGCAGACAATGTTGACTATTACTTTATAACTTGGGACATATCTAATACCAAAGGAGTCAAAGAAACATTTGAAAATAGAAATTTAATTAACTTTCAAATTATAAGTTGGGAACTAGAAAATAGTATATTAGAAGGTGATCCAGAAGGCAAATATTATAATGGACATCTTGGTCCTGCTTTTATGAACACACTTATATTACCGTATAAAAGATTACGAGAAAAAGAATTAAATCAAAAATATGATTGTGTATTTGATACTAGACCTGATGTTATGCCAGTCAGACTCAAACATCTTTGGGGAGGTAAATCAGGAACACCTATAGACACAATTGCGCCAGCAAAAGAAACTGTCTATACAACAGGATTAGAAATACATACAAATCTCAGTAGTATTGCACAAGGTAAAGATATTGCTATACAAGATTGGTTCTTATACTGCGATAGTGATACGTTTGAAAAAACAACGTTAAGATATCATTCAGACAAATATGTATATGAACTAGGCAATGGTCCTGGGACACAGATAGAACTAAGAGAATATTATAGTCAAAATGAAATGTCGTTGTGTGTTACCGATTGGGTCAAAGCATATATGATAAGACCCAATGCATTTAAACTTGACTGGAAAGATCAGAGAGATAATGACAAAATAATAGATTCAATACGTGAATGGCCAACATTAGATTCTGAAACAAAAACCAATTTGTGTGAACACTATGGCGTATCTATAAATGATTACAAAGATACACCTTCTATTACTTGTAAGATTTAAGCAACTCGTTTAATATTTTTGACTGCCTATGTCTGACATCTGCTTCCCATGGTAACATTTGATAGTCTTTATAATGTATGTTTTGCAAATCAACTTCATAGGGTAATGTGTCCCATATAAAAATACCGTCATTAGTAATCATCAGTTTGCCTTCATGCATTTGATTGACATGTATTAACTCATGCACTAGAGGAATCATTATATCTTGTACTCGTAACTCTATATTCAACCTTACTAGTTTATTACTTTTGTTATCTAATGTAGAATCTCCATATACATTCTGAGGCATAAATGAGAATTCTATTGTAAGTGTGTCAGGTAAAGTTATCATCTCTGCAACACCATCACAAATTGCACGTGCTACATTGCATTTGTTAGGATCAGTGATGTCTTTTGGAAAGATAAAGTTTAATTGCATAGTACTATTTACTGAATAAATATAGAATATGGCATCACTCACGGACTTTATTGTTAACTGGGGAGAAGTTGTTGAACTTGATTTCCCCAAAATGGACTTGAATAAAGTCAAAGATGTATGTGGTAAACATCCAGGATGGAAAGAATATCAAGCACATAAGCAACCAAACAATAGATTTGGTCTAAGTGTAACAAGTTTAGACGGAGGATTTACTGGTGAGCCTGATTTGTATAGTCTAAGAGAATGGCACAGAATACACGGAGAGTCTTTTACAGAAGGAGACTTTACAACAAGAACAAATATTTGTGCATTGCTTCCTGAGTTAGATGAATTTCTAAACTTTTGGGGCAAGAATTTAGGTAGATCACATTTCTTAAGACTAGATCAAGGTGGATTTTTTCCACCGCATAGAGATAACGGCGCTTTAGTAGCAGTGCCTACTTTTAGAATTCTTGTGCCTATATATAACTTCGGTATAAACGATGTCAAATGGATACAAGAAGAACGTGTGTTGAACTTAGAACTAGGAGCAACATACTTTATCAACACTAGCAGACTACATAGTTTGTTTAGTTTTGTTGACAATTGTTTGATGTTAGTGTTAAACATTAATACAGATGAACATATATTAAATAAAATGGTGAAGAAAGTTGTCGCAATATAAAACAGTTCCTTTTTATAATGATTGGTTAGACATGTCTGGTCTTATTGCCGGTAATGGTAAAGGACATAAACTAAATGTACCGATGAAAACGATACGTGAAATAGAAACTATTAACGATGAAAAGTTAAAGAAATGGAGAATAGAAGCCGCAACGAGATGCCATAAAACACTAGGGCCGTTTCCAGCATTATGTTTTAGTGGCGGTATTGATAGTCAAGCAATGTTGCATTGTTTTGCAGAAGCAGATTTAGAAGCACATGTTATTATTTTTACATTTAAAGACGGCTTAAATGCACATGATGTCGATCATGCTAAATCATACTGTCATACATTTGATATACCTTACAGAGAAATTGAGTTTGATATCATTTCATTCTTAGCCAGAGATAACATGCAAGTAGGGCATCACTATGGTGGACTAAGTCCACAATTTAATACTCACTTTAGATTTGTAGAAATTTTAACTCACATGGGTTACACTGGTGTGTGTTTTGGTGGAGGTGCTCCTGCAAGAGAAGGCGGAGAGTACGGTAGCAACTTAGAAAAAAATGAGATGCACTGGGTCAAATGCCATGATAAATTTCAAATCGCAATGCAAGGTAGTTTCTTATCATTTAGTCCAGAGTTAGCATTAGCATTAGCAGTTTCAACTCCAGAGTCTGGTATGATGCTTACAGAAGATCATGCAGATTGGGAAACATATAAGAAAGTACGTCACGCAAAATATGAACAAAAAGTGATTGGTTACAAACGCATGGGCTTTGATATTATGCAACAACCAACTAAGTATACAGGATTTGAAAAAGTTAAAGAATATTTTGAAGAACAATCAGGTGATGGTTGGGCATTTGAAAGACAATTTAGAGATCCATTAGCAAAAGCACCGGGTGCTAATGCAGACATGAATAAGTATAAATTAGATTTAAGTAAAGATCAAAAAGTATTCTTAGATTCAATCTACTTCAAGCACTTTCCCTCTAGGCCCTGAGCCTCTCCCAGGATTAGCAACTAAGTTAGCGCCTACATATTGTGCTGTTGATTCTTGTTGTGTTGTTACCCACAAACGTTCAAATAAATGTATGTTATATGATTTATACTTGATACCTTCTAGTCTAGGATCTTTATGAGGGTTTAAATGTGATGCAAGTATGCAATAATGTTTTGCAGTTACTTCCCAGTTTCTAATCATATCTTCTTGTTCTATAAATTTCTTTTGAATGTATTCTTCTGATGCCCATTTGTCTATGTCTCCGAAGATTTTAATATCAGTTTCAGGTAAAATATCTGAGTCTAACTCATATACAGGTATCTGTCCTTCACTGATATTGCAATAAAACCACGTATCTTCCCATCTACCCTCATAGTTTATGATATTGGGAAATCCAAATACAGGCCATACAGAAACAGTTTGGCCTGTTTGTAATAATATATCTAAACCGTCGGGTGATCTAGGATCTTTCCAATGTAGATTTTTAGGCCAGTCTGCTTGTTGTGTTCTTATGCTTATGTTATCTTCATACTCATATGGACATTTGTCTACTATACCTCTGTATCTTTCTTTGTATCCTTCATTAAACACAAACTGTATATTATCATACATTTTTGCAAGTTCATAAGCAAAAAGCATACTTCGTTTGCCATGTTCTGCTAAGTTACCATTAAGAATAACTAAATCACATTCAGGTAAATTTAAATCAGCAGGATCGGTAGGCTCATTGAAGCCATAGTTTAAATCATGTATAAGATGCACTTTAAAGGACATATAATTATTTAGACGATAAATAGTAATGTGAAATTAAACTGTGTTTATCCTTGAGTATTCTCTATTAGTGATAAATACAATATAGTTATGCACACAAATTTTGGAGCCCAAACACATGAGTAAATTAAAAGTCACATTTGACAGTGATGTAAATGCTAAGGCGTTTGCTGATAAGTGGAAACTGTCTGCGCCAGAAGGCGTTACACTAGAACTAGAGTGGCATCTAGCAGAAGATGCAATCAAAGATAGTACATGTTCACTAGAACAAAAAGATGAAGATGAACATGAATTTATCGTTAAAGGCGACAAAGCCGTTATCGAGGCACTTGACGGATCTAGTGTAGAAGAAGATTTGGGCAAAGGATTCTTCAGAGTTAAGTCAACTAAAGGTTTAGCATTAGGTGAAGCAGTAGACGGCATTGATATTTCAGATTCTGACGTAGAGTTCTTAGGTACAAGTTCTGTATCTGCTATGGATGTTACTGAAACTGCTGTAGAACCAACTAGTGATGAAGGTCAATGGGCACGTATTAGATGTGCATCTACTTATCGTCCACTTGTATCTTCTTACACAATGAACGATACAACATATGTTCAAAAACCTGAACTATATATTATGGATACAGGTATTGATGAGACTCATCCAGAGTTTCAAGGCTCAGATTTAGAAATTGAAAAATGGTGGTGTGTACCTGGTATTTGGGAAGACGGAGATCAAAGAGGTCACGGAACTTCAGTAGCATCAATGGCTGTAGGTACTAACTTAGGTATTTCAGACAATGTTAAAATTAAAGTGTGTAAAATTGCAGGTAACAAATTAGACGCAGACGGAAACTTAATTGATCCGGGCGAGCCAAGATCAGCATCTGTATTAGAATTAGGTCAAGCATTAGATGCAATTGAAGCAGACGTAGTGGCAGATCCTACTAAGACACGTATTTTAAATGTCTCTTGGGGTGTTGCACGTTCATCATACTTAGATGCTAAATTTCAATCACTTATGGATGCAGGTGTAACAGTAATTGCGGCGGCAGGTAACAGCGGTATTGATGTTGAATTAGTTACTCCAGCAGGTATTGATGATTGTATCACAGTAGGTGCAAGTGACAAATATGATATCCCAGCAGGTTTTAACAATATCTCACCAGGAGATGAAAACTTAACTACAGCGGCAGGTTTATCATTAGATATCTTTGCCCCAGGCGAGTCTGTAATGGTAGCACATACTGCAGGGTCAACTAACCCATATGGTATCACATCTGGTACATCATTCGCGGCTCCGCTAGTCGCAGGTATATGTGGCGTAGTTGGATCAATGACAGAAGGTATGGTAACTGCTAACGAAATGAAACAGACTATCCTCGACACTGCGACTCCAAACGCATTGTTATTTGAAGATACTACATTCAGTGAAAATCAAAACAGATTAGCATATGTATTCACTTCTGATCCTTTAGCAAACTATAAAGACTCAGGTATGGTATCATACTTAGGGGTTGTAAACTCTGTTGAAGACGGTGGAATGATTGTAGACTTGAACTCAAACTTAGACTTTAGTAACTGGTTAAAATTATACCCAGATGACAAGCCTACATATTCAATTACATTTTTAGACCCTGCTATTGAAGCAAAGTACGGTAAACATATGAGTTTAGATACAGATACAGGTGTCTTAACAATTGCAACTGCAAAAGATGTTGTTTTACCAGCAGAAACTAAACTAGAAATGGTAGAGTTTGTTGGACATGGTCAAACAAGCAGAGTCAAATTATCAACTAACACTAACTTTTACTTCCATAGTAATTCATGGAATGACGAGAGTGCTTTAGAAACACTACAATCAGACGTAACACTAGCATTGACTGATGTTAACAGTATTAGTTTCTTTGCATACTGGGCTAGAAACATTAAGTAAAGAGGAAAATCTTATGGATAAAATTTTATCAATTTTTAATTTTGTTAAAGGCTGGGTCGGAGACAGACTTAAAGAACGTACATCTTGGGACGGCGCGGCACTTATTACAGCAGGAGTTTGTTTCTTGTTGTTCAAAGGCATTGCAACTTTAGTTGCTTGGGCCGCTATCGCATACGGTGCATGGACTTTATGGAAAAAAGAATACAGCAAGTAATTAGTCTATTCGCAATCTGCCTCATTGTAGGTTGCACATCATTACCCGAAGAACCAAAAGGCCCCACAGAAATGACAGGGGAGCCCGTCAATATTGTCCTTAAAGGACAAAAAGAAATGTGTGAACGTGAACCTGAATCAATACTTTGTAAAGAGGAAGAAGTAGATGAGTAAGGAAATCGCAGATAAAGTTCACGCATTAGTCGAAAGTAAATTCACTTACTTACATGATGACAAGCAATATATGCAAGCCGAACATTGGACTAGTCATGCTGATGAAGTATTAGCAGGAGAAGACTTCAGTGATGATTGTGATGGTTTTGCTAATACATGTGCAGAATTATTAATCAAAGAAGGCATTGACAAATCAGATGTATCTGTGATATACTGTGTAACTGAAACAGGTGAGGATCATTTAGTTTGTGGTGTTGCTATCGATGGCAAAACATACATCTTAGAAAACAGATATGATAATCCTTATGATTGGAAAAGCAAACCAAAGTATGATTTTAAATACTTTATGAAGTTTGATGATCCTGGACAATGGTTCAAAGTCAGTAACTCGTAACATGGATGCCCAGCAGGCATCAGGATTATGCACTTTCAGGTGGAAAATCTTTTGTTGCGAAGGTACTGCAAATTTCTTACATATCCCAAAGACAGGTGGCACTTGGTTCAGAGAGTTAGTACATGCAACTGGGCCCAATAATCACGTATACCATTTAGATAATATAGACAGTAATATTATGTTTATATTAAGAGATCCAATTGAAAGATTTCTAAGTGCATTAAGACATGTATTTCAACATCGTAAAAGTTTTACAATAGATGATTGTATAACAGAGTACAGAAAACACGGTCATCCTAATCATCATTTGTTTAATACTATCAGTGATACATGGCTTGCTGACTTCAAACAACATGAACATAAAATAATGAGAGTTTTTGATTTTTCAAACCTTAAAGATAGTGTATTACAAATGATGCCGTATTTAGAAAAAGAACCGATAATTAACACACCACTAAATGTGACTAACAACAATTTCATCGGTATAGGTCCAAGTACAATTAATGATGACAATTTAAACTGGATGCAAAACAAATTCAAAAAGGATATAGAATTGTATTCTTATATAAAACAACAACCTTATTTTAGTAGATGTAAATGCGGAGTAATACATGCTTCTGATTCTACTTGTTTTATTGAAGGATGTAAATGTTAGTGACCTAAAATTAGATCATAAATATCTTTATGCTCGTTGATCAATATATCGAAACCGAACCCAATAAACATTGGCAAGACATTGCTCAACCTTTACATGCATATCAATATACAGATGTGTATGATGATCATTTCTACAAGACATTAAAGAATACAGTTATAACGTACTTAGATAGACCTGATAAAAGTACATACCTTACTCACGGAACTTCATTTACGCACAGTGGCAAAAACATGCATGTAGTTTCACATAAACAAAATGCAAGAGAACAAGAAGTAGTTTATGATTTAACATTTAAAAAAGATTGGTGGTATCAATCTACAGAATCTGTTATTGATTGGTCTTGGAGTGAATTAGAAAAGACAATTCACCCTGTATTTTTTCATCATCTGAATACATTTAGAAAACAAAAACCACATGATGATAATTGGATACCGTTTCGTTTACATCTAAATTACTTAGACTATCAAAGTTATCTTCACGCACATGCAGACATGGCTGATCAATATTTCAACACTCCTTTAGCAAAGTTTGCAAGAGCCAGATCATTGACATTTTATCTACATGATCATGTAGAAGGTCATGGCGGAGAATTATATTTCTTAAGTGGGTATGTCTATAAGCCGAAACAAAATGAAGCAATATCTATTAATGGCAACGGAGCATTTCATGGTGTAAATTCAAATATGAGTCCAGACAAAAAACCTAGACTAGCATTTACAGTTCGTTGGGCACACAAAGATGATTTATATCTTCCTGGATCACCTGATAAAGCATTGTACAACATAGGAACATATCAATGATAGAAATAAAAAAGATTACGTTTGAAGATACGTTGATATTATGGAAAGAGGGTTTGCCTAATATGTCATTAGAACCATGTAGTGCAATGAGTTGTATGAAAAAAATGGTACTTAATGAGAATGATGAATATAATCAAGTTGATCATTATGACTTAGAAAATCAAAAGTTTACTCCTACATTTTGGGGTGCATTTTATGAAGACAAATTGATAGGATGTAATTCTGGTCATATGACCCTAGATAGATTATATAGATCAAGAGGATTATATGTAAAAGAAGAATACAGAGGTCAACGTGCAGGTCAAAAACTTTTGTTAAAAACTATATCACAAGGTGTGCATGAAAAAGCAATAGGTATTTGGAGTTATCCTAGACGAGAAGCATGGATAACTTATCACCACGTCGGCTTTTTGCTATCTTCTCACTCTTTTAACTTTGGTTGGGAATCTAATGAAGACGGTCAAGAAAATTCAAGGTGTCTTAGAGTTATAGACTCTGTAGAAGTTAGAAAACTTGAAAATGAAAAAGGAGATATATCTCCCTATTGGCCTGACAAAAAGTAAGTACCGAGCAGAAGAACTGAGATCGTTCCTAAAAATAGTGAAGCAAGGAGGAATGCAAAGATCAATATATTTGAAGCAGTCACATCAATTGGTCCACTCGGCTTACCCAAGCCCATCAGGGCTTTTACTGCATTTTTAATCAAAACAAATATGAGTTAAGTAACATCACTGCTCCCATCATACCCAAGCACATGACTTGAATGATTGCGGGAACTACTACGAACAGTTTCATTACACTGAAGTCTCCCTTCATAAAGAAGTCTTCTTCAAACCAATCTTTCTGTTCTTGTGGTGTTGCGTTTTTCATTATATGTATGCGATTTGAGCCATGCAAACAAACATAGATGACCAAAGCAATGCATAACATAATGCTTCTACTTTTTGATCTATCTTTTTGAAAATGCCTGACTTGTCTATTACTAATTTAATAGTATTCATAATACTCCTGTATGTCTAATCTGTGATTGTTGTACTTGTCTTAATGTTGAATAGATACCTGCCCCACCATTATCCATGATGTGTAAAGATACCATTAACATCGAATAGAAACTTAACCTAATAGTTTTTATCATCATAATATTTCTCTGTGTGTATGTTCATGCTAATGGACTAATAGCCATAATAGAAATACAAAATAGAGTAATCAAGCAAAACAATTCTAACTTGTCCGCTACTCCCTCTTTTTGTCGCCCTGTCATGGTATTACCCTTATAAATGTGATTAATAATAATTTATAACGTGAGGTTATAAATGTTTCGACTCTATTTATCCCTGGAAAACAAAAAGTATATTTTATCCACAAAAAAAGGCGCCAATCGATTGAGAGGCGCCCTATGTTCTTAACTAACTTAGAACGTGTAGATGTAACTTACGTATAAATTATCTTCATCTAAATGTCCTGAGTTATCATCAGCAGAAAATTCTGTCCAACCTACAGATACACGACCTTTCGCCAAATCAAATCCTCTTGAAATTGACCAATGTGTTCCTATGCCTTCTCTGTCGCCATACGCCAGATCAACTACCTTTAAAAGGCCAGTTGAAAATTCTGTGTAGTCTGGTGCTTCGTCTTGTCCCATAAAATGCGACATTGTAACACCGGCTAGGGTTGCAGACAATAATATTTCTTCGCGGTCTAAAGACGAATCGCCTCTATATGCGTAATCTATATAGGCTACGTTAAAACCAATATGTTCCCAGTCTTTTTTAAGACCAATAACAGTATCGATTTCGTGTGTGGCTTTGCCATCACCGAAGTCTACTTCTGATGCCCATACACTTCCATACATACCTAACCATTCTGCATCTAAACTTGCAGAAAGTTGATGGTTACCTATGTGCTGTGACTGACCTCTGAAGATATAGTCTGATGATACGCCAACAGTCCCGCTCATTGTTGGAGCGGCGTTGACACCTGATGCAATACAAACTAGTGATAGTGCTATCACTAATTTTATTACGTTATCGAAATGAGCCGAAATAAGGCCCTTTATGTTTTCTAACATATTTTTCTCCTTTGCATGTAGCAATATTATTATTTATAAGATGGGTTAGTTCTTACTTGCGATGTGTTTTTTTATATTTAGAGATTGTACCGCCTGCGCCTGATTTAGCACGTTTGGAACCACCTGAACTTTTGCCCTTGCGTTTTTTAGCAACAAGGAACACAACGCCGGCAATAATTGCAATTGCTAGTAGTGTTTGAAAATCCATATTGTTTCCTCCATTAGATTTCACTATACGGGGTGCTGAATGCATTCCCGTGTTATTATTTAGTCAAAAAACGGGGTTTTAAATAGTATTATATCTAAAAACCGTATTATTACAATAATTTAGAGCAACTTAATTACATTATAAATAACAAAGAATACATAATATAAGGAGAAATATGACAGAAAAAGTTAATTGGCTGAAAGTCACGTATGACGAATCAGACAATACAAAATTAAAAAACCTATATACAGGATGGTCAGAATGTTATGATGACGAGATGGTAGAGATGGGTTATGCATACAATAATTACATTGTAGAATTATTTCCAAAGTATGTTGATCAAACATCTAAAGTTTTAGACTTAGGATGCGGTTCAGGTTACGTAGGAAAGAGTTTACATGAAGTAGGATATAGAAACATACATGGTATTGATTACTCTACAGACATGTTAGCAAAAGCAGAAAGCAAAAATATATACATAAGCCTTACTGAAGCAAATTTAAAAAAGCCGATAGACATGATCGATTCAAATGTGATTGATGCAATCATGTGTACTGGCTTCTTTTGTAGAGGACATATGAGAGCAGAAATATTAGATGAAGTGTTTAGAATATTAAACAAAGGTGGACATTTAATTTGTTCTATAGGTACAAACATCTATGAGTCATATGGTTTTGCTGATAAAATATTGCAATTAGAAAAAGACAACATAGTTGTTGTTGATGAAGTTACAGAACCATTCGTTGTGTTACCTGAAAACAATGCTACAGCAGAGTCTAAGATGTGGGTTATTAGAAAATTATAAGTTTTTTACCCGTTTTTTCCTACTAAATCCAAGGATTTAAGTATACTTCTTTATAAATAGCCTGAAATCCACTAAATATTAGTGAGGAAATGCAATAATGCAAATATTTGAGGAGGACTCAATATGAATAATGTAATAGCAATAGTCAATGACTTGGTCAAAGGACTAACTAACATCTTTATGGGCCTATTAGGTCTTGGTGTTTTAGCAGGCATTCTATTCGGTGACCTAATGGGTGTCGATGTTGTCGGCGGATTGCTAAACTTAGTTAACACTCTTGGACAACAAGGGTTAGTTGGACTACTAGTAGCAATCATACTAATTCATTTATTTACGAAAGAGTAAATTTAGAATATTAAAAAGCAGACTTCGGTCTGCTTTTTATTGGCTATTGATCCACGAATGCTTTTTCAATAACGAATTGACCAGGCTCTCTATTTGAGCCTTCAGTCATACCTAATGCTTTGCACCACTCAACAACATCATAGTTGAATTGTAAATTACCACATGCCATAACACGATCATCTGCTTGTATAAATCTTGCATCTATACGTTGATCTCCCTCACCTGTAACTAGTGTAGTGTATTCTAGTTTATCTTTTAGCAACTCATGTAAATCAGGTTCATCTTCAAACGCAGACAGTAATTCATACCAATATGCAAGATCGTCTCTGTTTCTTACACTATGAACTAAATGAATTTTATCATATGATTCTATTAAATCAATATCTCTAATAGTTGACATGAACGGAGCAAGACCTGTTCCTGTTGCTAATAATACGAGTCTTTTGCCGCCTTCTGTAAGAAACGTATTTCTTAATGTACCAGTACATTTAGGAAGCACTAATACTTCATCTCCTACTGACAGTTGACTAATTTGATTTGTTAACGGACCTACATTTTTAATACTGAGAAATTCTAAGTGTTCTGCCCAAGGAGGACTAACAACACTATATGCTCTGATAACTTTTTTGTTATCAACCATCTGACCGATCATAGCAAACTCTCCTGAGTTAAATCTAAATGTATCACTTCTAGTTGTAGTAAAACTAAATGTGCGATCAGACCAATGTTTAATTTCTAATACGTTTTCTGTTAACATGTGATTGGTACCCGAGGCCGGACTTGAACCGGCATGACCGTAAGGTCGAGGGATTTTAAGTCCCTTGTGTCTACCAATTCCACCACTCGGGCAAAACTATTATGACACTGGTGGAGCCGGGCGGGTTCGAACCGCCGACCTTCTGGTTGCAAACCAGACGTTCTCCCAACTGAACTACGGCCCCTAGTCATTTGTATTTGGATCTCCCCACGGAGTAGATTCTTCACATGCATCTTGGGCACACTGTATATACTCTCTATCTCCTTCTGATAAGACAGACCAAAATTTACTAATGGAAAGAGTGTGTTCATAGACTTCATCTGCATGATCTAAATGATAATTGCTTTCCATCCAGGTTTGCAATTGATCCATTCTATCATTAATCTTCTCTGTTAGATTCAAACTATCCCTCTAAAACTGGAGCTACCGGTCCGACTCGAACGGACGACCTACTGATTACAAATCAGTTACTCTACCAACTGAGTTACGGTAGCAATGTCATATATTTATTGAATATTATATCAACCGCAATATTTTTTGTCAACGTATATTTTACCCATTAAATACATATATGGACTTATTATCATTTTCACACGGGCAAACACAAAGCAAACTTTGGTTATGTGATACTATTGAACAGTATATACCAAAAGATGCCGTGGTTGCCATACTTGGATGCTGGTATAATATGTTAGGTTTTATGCTTTTAACTCGTAACCGAGACATGTATCAGCACATCTTAGGTGTAGATATTGACTCAGAGGCGATTAGAGGCGCTGACATTTTGTGTCAGGGCTTTATGTTGGGCAAAAACTCACAAATTAGAAACGTTTGTCAGAACGCAGATACGTATAATTTGCAAGGACATAGAGTTGTTATTAACACTAGTGTAGAGCATATGAAAGACGATTGGTACAACAACGTTGATCCTGGCGCTCTAGTTTGTATTCAATCAAGTGATGTCACTGAACACAGAAAACCGTGGTTAGTAACAAATCCTTGTGTCACATTAGAAGCATTAAAAGAACGATTTCAATTTACTGAACTTTTATTTGCTGAAACAAAATATTTTGATTACGGGAGTGCGAGTTACAATCGTTACATGATCATCGGAAAAAAATAATGTACGATTATGCAGACATTAAGACAGTTCATTTAGAAATTACAGAAAAATGTAATGCGGCATGTCCTATGTGTGCAAGAAATATAAACGGCGGAGAAGATAATCCATGGCTACAAAATGCCGAATTATCTCTCAATGATATTATTACTATATTCCCTACTGAGTTTATTAAACAAATTACGCATATGTATATGTGTGGTAACTACGGAGATCCTATTGTTGCAAAAGATACATTAAGAGTATTCAAATATTTTAGAGAAGTTAATCCAACAATATATTTGAGCATGAATACGAATGGTTCTGCAAGACCTAAACAATGGTGGAAAGAATTAGCAGAAATAATAGGTAACGGATATGTAATTTTTAGCATCGACGGATTAGAAGATACTAATTATTTGTATCGTAAAAACACAATATGGGAAAAGATTATAGAAAACGCAGGATCGTTTATTGATGCCGGTGGAAATGCTCATTGGGAGTATATAGTTTTTGAACACAATGAACATCAGGTAGAAGAGGCCAGAAGACTTGCAGAGCAAATGGGTTTCCAAAAGTTTCAAGTAAAAACATCTAGTAGATTCTTTTCTAGTGTGTCTGGAAGCACTAAGTCATACATCAAAACAATCGACAGACATGGCTCTGAAATCGTCATTAGAGAGCCCAGAGGGGCGGCCTACGACAACTTATACACTAAAGAGATGTCGAGTATAGCCGAAGAAAAAGACATCATATTTCCAACAAAAAAAGAAGATTTATTAGGCAAATTAAACCCAGAATTATTTGATTCTAGGTCTCCTGTACAACAACATTACGACTCTACACCCGTTACTTGCAAAGTAAAAGAAGAAAAAAGTGTATATGTAAGTGCTGAAGGAATACTACAACCTTGCTGTTGGGTAGCAGGTCAAATGTATAATTGGTATCATACGCCTAAAGGTAGTCAGATATGGTCTGTAATTAATGAAGTAGGAAAAGACAAAATCAATGCCCTTAATTATACGATTGAAGAAATTTTAGAGAGTGGATACTTTGATCTGATTGAAGATAGTTGGAGTAAGTCTACATGTAATGACGGTAAACTTCAAGTGTGTGCAAAGACATGTGGATCAAACGATGCCTTTGCACATCAATATATTTAACCTAATAATTCGTCGCCTTCGTCCCAAGCACAACCAGTTAATCCACCTGCTTGTAATGCTTTAAGTGTTCTTAATACTTCATCTGCATTTCTGCCTGTATCTAGTGCATTGATCGATGCATGTTGAATAGTTCTGTCTTTATCAAAGATAAACGTTGCTCTATAACAAACACCTGCTTCTTCATGTACAATACCTAATTCACGTGATAATGCTAGTCCGCAGTCTGCGGCTAGAGTGTGATTGATACCGCCTATCAATGCATTCTCTTTCTTCCATGCAAGTTTACAAAACTCATTGTCGCCTGAGATACCAACAACATTAGCATGTTCTGCTAAAACGTCCATACCAGCAATCTCTGTTGGACAAACAAACGTAAAGTCTTTAGGATAAAAATAAACTACAGACCAATCTTTTTTGTGTGGTGTGTAATTTTCATGTATGTCTACTTGGACAAACTCGTTATTTTCATCAATACCCGGCAATGAGAATGCGGGAAATTTATCGCCTACTGTTTTCAATATGTTCTCCTAAATAAGTTATTGTGTAGTATTTACTTGATTTATAAAGAGTAAAAATATTTTTTGACATATGATAAGATTATACAAAAAATTACATAAAATAATGAAGGCAGGAAGAATCCATAAAGTTTGGAACAGAGTGTGTCCTTTAGAGAATTAAGATTCTTTTAACTTAATCACCGTTTTATTTTCTTTCTTTTTATTCAATAACTGAACTCTACGATTCCTTTGTTGGTTGGAACGCAACCGATTTGAAAACCTACGTCTACTCGCACTCATTAGATATGTCCCCTTATTAACTATCTAAGTTTTATAAATTTTGGATCTAGTTTCTCGTAAAAATAATCAGCAACCATACCATTAGCCATTTTGCTCATGTGTCTATAATCTCGGTTGCGATAAAAATAACTCTTACATCTTGGTATAAGTTTTTGTAAAAAGAAATATGCATCACTATCACTTATAAGATCACCTAAATTATTGTGTGCCGCTAATTGATGATAGATTGCTTCTAAAGAAGGCCATCTAGGTGTAGAGTATAATTGATACTCCTGTGTGCATAATAATATAAAAATTTCATAAGGGATATCTTTATATTTAAAATCATAGTCACGCATATATGCATGAGCCTCAGGGAAATGAGAATGCAGGATTTTTTGCATGTCCGGGTCCCAACACCATGGGGGAATAAATGCTATTTCTGATCCCATTGGCCATTCGTATTCTTTTAAGATATGTATCTTTGCTTCAGTTGAATTAGCATCTGCAAGTTGATCTGCTGTTGCACCGCCATGTAAATTAAATAGACAGAATGTGTGTTGTACATCAAAGTACTTTCTCATTTTATCTACAATAAGATGATATGATTCAGGACCTAATCCATCAACTCCACCGTTAAGAATTGGAATATTACATCGTTCTTGTAATTGACTAGGCCAACTATGTTCTAAAGGGCCACCTACGTTCATAGTAAAACTATCACCGATAGCCAAAATGATCTTTGCTTTTTCTCCGTCTACATTTAAGTCTTCGTAATTATAGTCTGCACGAAATCCCCATGAGTTGAACGTGTAGTCAAAATCTCTCTCAGGATGTAGTTCCATATATGAATTGTAGAATGCCATGTGTCTAAACATGTCATCTGATGCACAGTACTTGACAGTTTTGTTTCTAAATTTTAATAGTTGGCGCCACAGAGTTTTAGGTAGACCGAATCCTTTAGGTGTCATGTCCATCTTTTTTCTAAGTTCCTCGATCAAAACTGATCTCTTTAATACGTTGCATAGCCTTCTTATTTATTTCTGCTTTATCTTCATTCGTAAAAATGCGCCAGTTAGCAATTTCATCTATTGTTCTACCACAACCTTGACATACTTGATGTGTTTCAAAATCTAAGTTGCATATTCCTTTGCACGGTGATTTAACAATTTTTGTCTCTGTAATCTTTGACTGCTTGTTTAATGGCATCTTCCGCTAATACCGAGCAATGGATCTTGACTGGAGGGAGTGAGAGTTCTTCCGCGAGTTCAACGTTTTTAATTGCTTCTGCTTGTTCGAGGCTTTTCCCTTTGACCCATTCTGTGAGGAGACTGCTTGATGCAATTGCAGACCCGCACCCATACGTTTTAAACTTAGCATCTTCAATAACTCCTTCGTCATTAACTTTGATTTGCAACCTCATCACGTCTCCGCATGCCGGTGCGCCTACCATTCCCGTACCTATACCGTCTTCGTTAGGATCCCATTTGCCAACATTACGAGGATTTTCATAATGATCGATTACTTTATCACTATAAGCCATGAGTACCAACTCTCGTTGATACTACGTTGATAGTCTGATTCATAATTAGACTCCTTTGTCTAAGTCTATTTATTCTTAACTGTTTTCTTCTTTGGCTTTTCTTCTGGGAACAAGTCGAGTTTTTCCCAAGGTAAGTATTCTTTTCCGAAGTGACCGTAATTTGTAGTCGCTCCGTATATAGGGGAAAATAGATCAAATCTATCAATGATGCCTTTAGGTGATAAGTCTACGTTATCTGTAATCCATTTAGTTAAATCTCTACTATCTCTATCACTTTCTACATAAACACTTGTTGGTTGTTCTACACCAATTGCATAACTTAATTGAATGTTAGCCCAATCTGCTTGTCCACTTGCTACAATATTTTTTGCAAGATAACGAGCCATATATGCCGCTGATCTGTCTACTTTAGATGGGTCTTTTCCACTAAATGCTCCTCCACCATGAGGCGCCATACCACCATATGTGTCTACTATAATTTTTCTACCAGTCAGACCTGAATCTCCGTCAGGTCCACCAATAACAAATCTACCTGTTGGATTAATTAAGTATTGCGTGTTTTCATCTAAAAGTTCTTCTGGTAATGTTTTCTGAATTACTTCTTGTATCTGTGCCCTCACAGTCTCTATATCGACCTGCTCTACGTGTTGTGTAGAACAAACTACCTTATCGATGCGTTTAACTGTGTTATCGTCATTATATTCTACAGTGACTTGTGACTTAGAATCAGGACCCAACCAAGGAAGCATACCATTCTTTCTAATAACAGAAAGCATTTCTACGATTCTATGAGAGTAATACAAAGGTGCGGGCATATATGTTTCAGTATCTTTAGTTGCATAACCGAACATGATACCTTGGTCACCTGCGCCAAATGTATCTGTACCTAATGCAATGTCAGGAGATTGTCCGTGCAACAGATTAGAAATTGTTAAATTGTTCCAATGAAATCCTTCTTGCTCGTATCCTATATTTTTTACTACTCTGCGTACAAGATATTCAACATCTAAACTATCGATTTGTCCTTTATATTCACCTGCAACTACTACTTGATTAGTAGTAACTAACGTTTCACAGGCACAACGTAGAGTAGGATCTTTATGTTGCATAAACGAATCAAGTATAGCATCACTGATTGCATCTGCAACTTTATCCGGGTGTCCTTCAGAGACACTCTCACTCGTAAAATAATAACTCATATATGGTCCTTTTAGTATATTGTATACTAATATTTAATACGAGTCAAGGGGTAGGTAGAAAAAGTTTTAACTAATTAAATCCCAGCAATCACAGTTACAATGAATAACTTGTTCAATTGCCTCATCTGCTGATTGAGGTGGTACAAACGGAGGAGGTGCAGTTGTTGGTCCACCACCGCCATCATTGTCTCCACCGCCACCACTTCCTGGCGTGAAGTCAGGTCCATCTCCGGGGTCGCCTTCATTACCTGGAGGAGGATCTCCGACTAAATCAGGAGGACCAGATGGAACTGTGGGTCCTACTTGAGGATTAGGATCCTTATTAATAATCGGATCGTAATTACCAGGACCTTCACCGTCTATAGGTTCAAAAACAGGATCAACATATTTACCCCCGGCTCCTGTTGGGGGAGGGCCGTCTGGACCATATGGTCGAGGCCAACTTGGGTTAGTAAATTGTACATCATCAACCTCAATACCTTCTCTTGCGCCTTCAACAGTTCCATTATTTACTAGAGTTCGATGAATATTGTTTGGAATAATATCTGGTATATTGTTGTTTACTGGTATGCCACAATTTGCTAGAGTTCTGTCATTGCGTTCTTGTCGTAATTGCGCCATAATATTTTGTCCTACATCGCAATTTCTATCTATAATAAGTTCTAGTGTTACTCTTGCTCCTATTCCTCGCGGTTGATTCCAATCTGAATAGTCCGGCATACTGTCAACAAAAGTTACTAAGTCTTGGTTACTATAAACAAAAGGATCTCTTGGAATTTCAACTCGTCCTAATGCATTATATCTACTGCGTTGCTCAACTTTCATTTGCTTACCTAATATTCTCCATTGAAGTTCAAGGGCGTTTAATGAATCTCTGTATGATGAGTTTGCAATACTAGAAATTTCTGAGTTGGCGGCATTAATATAATATTGCGTAACAGAATTATAATTATAACTAGATCCAAATGGTGAGTTAGTTCCGCCTGTAGGGGGTTGCCAACTATAAGTGCCTATTGGGGGATATTCAGGCTCTCCAATAACATCTACGTTGGCAACAGGGGCACCGTATCCTGGATTTGAATCTTGGTAGTTAGGATAAATACCACCTGGATCTTCAAAACCAACAGGTGGATCAGTTGGCTTTGGTATTCCAGAACCTTCCCAATTTGCGCCGGGGATGCCTGTAGCAAAATAAGTAGCAAAACCATCATAAACTTCTGCTCCTTGAACTCTTCCAAATGTCCCGGCGCCATTACTACCTGTTTGTGCATCATTTCTGCCTATAGCGCCGATATTAATTTTTGACCCGTCTGAATTAAATGTTGTATAATTAATAGTGACTGCTGGATCCGGAGCACCACCTCTTCCATATCCTCCACCGTCATTAGTTAGTGGGGTATATTCACCTTGACTTGGTTTAATTCTATAACCTGCCGCCCACAATGAAGGTTGCCATTGATTATCTGTGTACTGTTTAGGATCATATGGCTCACCAGTATCCGGATCTACGAGTACATAGAGATAAGGATTATAATCTGGTAGTGCAGGATCCGGTTGATAATCTCCATTGGGTTGATTTTGTACTGCGTCCCTAGTACCAGCAGTGCCAGAACCCATAGTACACGTATACTCTAATTCTAAAGTAATTGCGGCAGGTTCCCAAGATACTGCTAAAAATAGTTGTTGATATATTCTTGCTAAATCCGAACGAGGGCTAGTAACATTCTCTATTTCTTCATCACCTGCTAGATAGTCATAAATTTGATCCCATGGATAAGGATTACCTGACATACACCCAAAAAAGTCATCCATACGATAACTACCTTTCCAGCCAGATCCTAATCCCATTTGTTCTACTACTGTATCTACTAAAAGTTCGTTAACTGGTTTTTGTAAAGTATCAGCAGTTGCTACTGTACCGTTTGCCCCTGGTGTGTCTGTGGATAATATTTCTAAGAACTCTAAACAATCACCTAATTCACCAGGAGTTATTTGCTCAATATTACTAATTTGTAAAAAAGAATATCTAAGAGCGCCTGCGGCTAATGCTACTTGTGCAGGAAGAATTTCATTTTGGGATCCTAAATACGAATCATATCCTTTTGGCAAAGTTAATAGTGAACTAAAAGTTTGTCTTGCTGTGCCATCACTTGGATCTGGTTGTCCTTTTGTAAATAAAGTACCTACTCTGTCTCTAACTGTTGCAGTACCTATTGCATTATTAGTAGAACCATCCTCATTGTATATTAAGTAATATGTTTTTGAGCCTGTTGGTAAATTTAATGTATCATTATATAAAGGAACAGTTAGTGTTTTTCTAGCATCAAGGAACAAATACCAAGGATCTAATAAATCTGCTAAAGTTCGTACTTTTAAAAAATCATAGAATCCAGAATTAACATTACTAAAACCAATTCTAAAATTAAGAAAATAATTATTATCTGTTAATGATGATGCTACAACTTTTAAATTGTCTCCTGTTATAGTTAAAAAGGCTGTATATATTTTTCTTTCTTGTGCCGAAGTTCCAGATTTATTTTGTGTAGAAAGTTTTTTAATTTCATTAGCAGATAATCCGGCCGCGCCCAATGCTAAATTTAAATCTTGTGTTATTCCTCCGGCTTCATGTAATTGTTGCAATAGAGTTGACGGGAAGCCAAAACGATCAAGCCTTCTGAAATCAAAGATTTTTTGAATTTGTTTTAAATCATATGCAAGACCGTTAGTATACAAAGATACACCAGTTACATCTCCTGTAATAAGATCATTCATGTTACTAAATGACCCTGCTAAAAATTCTTCTGAGTTTGCCGCTGTGTTTACTGTATCATTAGTATATTGACAGTAACTAGCCGCTTCATTGAATGATCCACAAAAATCTTCGTAACGGGGCACTGCTTGACCTTCCTTACCGTTTTGTGCATGCCAGTTGAATTCATTATGTGCTTGTAGAGCATGACATCTAATCCATCCCCATTGAGTAATACTGCTGTTTGGGTTTGTATTAGTGTAGGGCAACCATGTGGCTTGTTGACCGTAATCTGTTTTACCAGTTACAGAATACCCTGCATTTGCTGGTCCGGCAAGTGCACCTGTAACTCCTTGTGCTTCTGCAAACTCAAGTGCTTTACAATTTGCTGTTGTGTTTGGTGTTGCTCCTGCCCATGATTCACTAGGATCTTCTGCAACATAAGTAGGAGGTTTAGCATTACCTAACGAATAACCTTCATTACCATTACCTGAAATTGAAATAATATTATTATAGGTCGATCCAGTTACATAACCTCTTAAATAAGCATCATTAATAGACCATACAAGCATTCTAAGAACGGTATTTCTTACAAGTGCACCAAACGTATAAGAACTATTTGATGTGCTTATTCCCATATAGTATTCGGCATTTTTATTAATTTCGAGGCATCTATTTTGTAAGATACCTCCTAGCACGTTCATGCCTAATGGACTTTGTTTACCAGTATCAGCCATATATTATCCTAAGGAACAAAGACTGTCTCTGCGCCTTCTACAATTTTATGTTTGCAATCATTACCAGATCCTACTCGGAGTACTGGTTTACCTTCACAAAAAACTGTAGGGCTACCTTCAGTTGTCTTTGCATTTTTATGAGGCTTTTCATTTGGTTTAGGGTTGTGGGGAGTGATTTCACTTACATGTAAGCCGACAGGTTTCCCCTCACAAAACACAGTCTCGGAACCTTTTAAGATTTTACCGCCTGTAGTATTTTTATCTCCCTTTCGGCTCAGTTTGGCCATGTAACATTATCCTACTAATATTTTTTTCTCCGGTACAGTTACTCCGGTGGTCGCCTCTCTGTATTTGTCTTTAACTTCGTCTGCTGTTTCAGCAACAAGAGAAACACTAGTAGTATTTAGTCTTACGTTTTTCTTGGCATTTGCAGTAAACACACTAGGAACAAGTCCCATACCTTGTGGGCTAGGGGCAATTGATACTGGATCTTCTAAAACAAGTGTATCATCTTCTACTTCTACAACTTTTGATACAATCTCTTCACCACTGTTTATCTTTAGAGTATATACTCCACCTACTTTGACATCACTTAATATTGACATTATTTCTCCTATTATAAACTGTTAGTATTAAAAGTAATCATTTCTTCTTTTAGTTCCATAAATCCACCCACGTACTTGTCTCCTAAAAAGATTTGCGGCGCAGTTCGTGCATTAGGTACTACGGCTAGTAAGTCTTCTAGTGTATATCCATGTCCAATTTTCTTTTCTTCATACTCAATGCCTTTTTCTTCAAGCAATTTCTTTGCTTGATCGCAATAAGTGCAGTTGTCTTTGCTCCATACAATGGCTTTCATTCTTTCTCCTAGTTAGTTAAATGTTATATCTTTATTTAATGTGATATTACGATCAAATAATATTTTCTGGCTCTTACAACTCGGGTAAGGCTTCGTAATCAAGTGATTCTGACATAACTCCGATTACGTAGTTAGTTGATTCATTTTCTTGTAATGCTGTTTGCTTTTTGCTAGTATCACTGTGCTTGTTAAACCACGGAATAGGACTTGCTTTGGGTGCAGGTTCGTTATATTTTATACCGATTACTTTAAGTGATTCTAGTGCTGTGTAGTCTACAAATTCTTTAAGAATGTTTGCGTTCAGACCGATCACAGGACCTTTCTGAAACAAGTAATCAGCCCATTCTTTTTCTTCTCTAATTACATCCATATACATAGCATACACTTCTTGTTCACATTCTTTTTGTGCTTTTAAGAATCGTTTGTCTTCTTTTACTACTTGATTGATGATCCAGCCTGTCCACCCTTTATGTAGCAATTCATCTTGTAAAATTAATGAAATGATATTACCATTACCAATAAAGATTTTGTTTTCTACCATTGCCAGTGATGTAGCAAATGATACCATAAATCTTAATGCTTCTAAAGCATAACTTGCATGTAATGCCATCCAAATTGCTTTAATATGCTCATGTTCATCAATCTTGTGACCCATTTCTTTTTTGCAATTAATCTGATGTAGTGCTTCATAGTATTCGCCCACACTAGATGCCATGTCTGCGATTTCTTTAGTATCATGGATAGTATCAAAGATGTCCTTAGGTACATTATAGATGTTTCTAATGATGTGACTGTAAGAACGTGAATGAATGTTAGTCTCAAAGAAAGACCAATTGTAACATAATGCTTCTACTTCAGGTAGACTTACTACAGGAGTAAAAACTTGTGCAGGGCCTCTACCTTGTAAACTATCTAGTGCAGTTTGTCTTAATAGATTAGCAGTAAAAATGTGTTTGACGGCATCACTAGCATCTTTAAAATCAGATGCATCCTTTGTTAAACTAATTTCTTCTGGTATCCAAAAGAAACCTCTAGCAGTTTCTTCAAAGTTTGCTATCTTATCATATTTTACTTCTTCAAATCTTTGGATAGTTACAGGACCTGATGGATCCAAAAACATAGTGCTATCTAAATAATTTGTTTGTTTTGCCAAATCATATTGTTCTTTACTCATAATTAACCCTTATAATTTACATGCTTCACAGTCATCATCATCAAATGCTGGCTCGTCAATGTATTGTTTTGCTATTTCTACTATTTGTTCATCTTGTCTTTTGACTCCTGCTTTATTTATTAAAGAATAATAAAAAGTCTTAAGTCCCCATTGATGTGCCTGCATTAAGTTCTTTGCGATCAGTGTTGTAGGCACTTTCTGATCTTTAAAATGTGCTGGATTGTAAAATGTATTTGTTGATATGCTTTGATCTACATAAGCCGCTAATACTGCCGCAGTCTTTAAATATGCATCACAATCTTGTTGCTCCCACATCAATTGATAAGAATTTCTTACACGTTTGATATGATAGTCTGGTACTACTTGTGTGAGTGATCCTGCTTTACTTTCTTTAACAGAGATTAAACTCATTGGCATTTCAATACCGTTTGTAGAATTGATAACTACACTAGATGATTCTACTGGAGCAATTGCCATCAAAGTTGCATTTCTGACACCATGTTCTTTCATTTCTTTTCGTAATGCTTCCCAATCACACTCTGGCTTAAAGTTTGCTAGTTTATTAACACCTTTTGCTCTACGTTCCCAAGGGAACTTACCTTTACCATACCATGTCTTATCACTATCTAAACATTTACCTCTTTCTTTTGCTAGTTCTACTGTTGCTTCAGTTAAGAAAAATGCTTGATGTTCCATCCAAGTTTTAACATCTTGTAGTGCATCTTTGTCACCATATATGTAGTCACGTTTTGCATGCCAATATGCTAAATTAGTAACACCAATACCCAAAGGTTGTATTTCATCGTTACTTAATTGACTCTGAATCGATAAGAAATCTTGGTAATCTAAGATATTACACAAACTACGTTGTAGTACACGACATGCTCTACGCATGTCCTCAGGGTTTCTGAATGCTCCCCAGTTGATCGATCCCAATGTACACAATGCAATACGTCCCTCATCGTCATCTAAACGTTTAAAAGGCTTTGTAGGTAATAATATCTCACAACATAGATTGCTTTGATAAATTGGATGTTCAGTAGTATCAAACGGACCTTGGTTAGATACGTTGTCTACATACACTAAGTAAATTCTTCCTGTATCTGTTCTTTCTTTTAATACACCAGATTTAAATACTTCTTCTGCTGACATTACTTTCTTACTGAGGCTACGGGACCTTTCATATTTGAGATACAGTTCCTCAAATTTAGCAGTATCTGAATAGAATGCTTCATACAAATCAGGCACTTCGTTTGGATCAAAGAATGTAATGTTTTCTTTGTTTTTAAAACGTTTCCAAAAGAATGCATTAAGACATACGCCATAATCCATATGTCTTACTCTTGTTTCTTCAGTACCTTGATTGTTCTTTAGTACGATTAAATCATCAAATTGATGATGCCAAATAGGATAAAAGACTGTAGCACTAGCATTACGAATGCCACCTTGTGAGCATGAACGTAAGTCTCCGAACCACTTCTTTAAGAAGGGTATCATTCCCGTATGCATGATCTCTCCGCCTCTTATAGGCGCTCCTAGGGGTCTTAAACGACCTATTTCAAGACCTATGCCAGCACGTTTACTAGCATACTTAGCCATCATTTCACCTGATGCAAAGATACTATCTAAGTCATCATCACTTTTAATTAATACACAAGAACTGAACTGTTTAGTAGGTGTTCCTAATCCAGCAAGTACAGGAGTTGCTAGTGTAAATAA